CATCTTCAGCATGATTGTAGAACTTCTAAAACGGAAGACCACGTTGACAAGGTTACCAGTCTTTGCGGGCATTCTTATTGCCTCTTCAATTGCTGGACATTCTTTCTTGCCATGTACCGGACACTCCTCACCTTTATGGTTGTGCATACAACCTTTCTCTTCTTTAACTAAAGGTTCGGCTTTAATGATGTCAACGGTTTCAATCTCACGCGGTTTGAAGTCTTGTGCATCTTGAACAAGGATACCACCGGTTACTTCTTCCTTCTTCACACAACGATTATAAGTTTTTCCGAAGAGTTTCTGTGTGCCTTTCTTTTCGTAACCAGGCCAACACTTCTGTCCCTTCTTCTCTTCGAGTTCAAATTCTTCTTTCTTGGTTTTGGTGCCCCAATTTGCTGCACCAACTTTACGACATTTGACCAGTGCTCCTGACGCATATGCACTTGGCCAAACGGAATAACGAGACTTAACTTTATGGTAGCAAGCATCTTTCTTGCCTTCCTCAATATCAATCTCGTCTCCAATTTCTACATTGTTTTCTGCGAACCATCCACGATTTACTTCTAACGCGCACAGCACCTCCCCATCTGAGGAAACTGGGTTCTCGTCGAACGGTTCTAATTCTTTAATGCTTTCGATTGTTCCATCCTCTCTAATGAAAGCAATATCGAGAGGAATTCTTGTTTCAGTCATATGGAATGACTGTTGCTGGACATCTTCAAAGATGAACAACATTCCACTATTTACGTCTAAACTTTCACGGAACATTAGTCCTAAGTTGAAATCTCTTATGTTATTTGGGATTTCAATATTAAGTGGTAAAGTAACAAACTCGGTTGACTCGTTCATTTTTTTCTTAGGTTTATCAGTTGAAACGTATGTGGGTTTTGCTGCACCAGTCTTTTGTGGTTGACCAGGATCAGCAGCTCTTTTTCTTCTTTGAGCAGACTCTCTTTCAGATTTGCTCATGCTTGCTCTCTTTGCAGAGGACACGCATTTAGGTGTTGATTTTTGTCCTGGTTGGCGAGCACAGGGTTTACCTGATACTACTTGAACCCAACCTGGTTTCCCACCCTTTGATCTTGACTTACCAAACCAATCACGAAGACTTTCTTCACTCATTCCTCCACCATTACCATTTCCACCGTTACCATTACCATTTCCGTTACCATTTTTACCATTCTTTGGTTCATCATCTACAGAGTGACCATTCTCTTTACGAAGATAACCAGCACGGCCTACCATCTTGTAACCCTTGGGAATGGGTTTACACTTTTCATCAGTGTAACAATAATATTGTCCTTCTGGACAACGACCGTTCTTTTTCTCTTCGTTCATCTCTTTAGTCTTCTTCTTCATTGAGTTGATGTACTTTCTGTAAACCGCTGCTTCTGAAGTTTTACCCATTTCTCTTGCTCTTTGTTCCATAGCAACTGCTGCCTGGATTTTGTGAGCATGAGATCTTGATGAATTGCGAATCTTAGTAAC